CTACATGTCTGTCAACTGATATTGGAATTGGTGCAGCTGTAGGTATGGCTGCAACAGATTACCAAATTATGTACAACAAACCGCAGTATACCTCAGATTACAACAAGTACTATACCGAAGCTGTTACCAAAGTTACTCTTGAACCTGGTCAAGTGTATACTTGGTTTATCCAAGGACCAAACGAGAAAATTGTCAACATGGCTAAATATTTGGATGGTGGTGCCGGTTCTGCTCAGTATCAAATCTATAATACACTTGCTCGTTTTATATATGCTCGTGTCCACACGGATCTTGTCGGCGATACTGTCAATGCTACCGGTCGTGCTTTGCAAAATGCACCTGGGCATGGAATCATTGCTGAAACTACTTTGAATTACAAAGTTGAATGCCCTCGTGAAACTGGTGTTCTTAATGTTAAGGATGCGTATAAGGTCATTGACTTTTACCCTACCCTTGGAACCATTCACCGTGTTGATGAACAAAATCCTCAAACTGAAGAAACCGCTCCCCAATAATAAAATAAATTTAAAAAATAAATTTGTGGCGTCAGCCTCAATGAGAATCGATGTAGCAGTATTACTTACTACATCGAATTCTCATTCTCGGGTTCTCACCCGATGACTCATCATTTTTAATCTTGAGTCTGTGCGGCGGCTGTGCAGCTGTGGTACCTTGTGATCGCTTTATTTAATAAAGCAGTGACCGTGTGACTGCTTTTTTTAATCTCCGACACAGCCACGCTGCGCCTCATCAGGTATATAAAGAGAAGGTTATTTTAATCAAATTCACTTTTATTTTCAGTCTTCTTGATCTCTTCAATGGAATGCCACCAGTCCGCCGCCAAGGAATCTACTGGATTCTCACAATCCCCCACCATGAATTCGTCCCCTATCTACCGGCTTCAGTCACCTTCATCCGAGGACAATTGGAACTCGGGGGAGAAGGGGAATATCTCCACTGGCAGGTACTCGTGGTTTTCAGCAAGAAGGAATCTCTTCTCAAAGTCCGGGAGATATTTGGGCCCGCCCATGCCGAACTATCAAGATCAAGCGCCGCCAACGAGTACGTCTGGAAGGAAGACACCCGAGTTGCTGGTACGCAATTTGAACTTGGACAGCTACCCTTCAAGCGAAACTCCCCTACCGACTGGAATGCAGTATGGGACGCTGCCACGACCGGTGATCTTACGTCAATCCCATGTGATGTCAAGATTCGTTGTTACAACCAATTGCGAAGAATTGGCTATGACTCTGTTCGACCGACTGCGATGGAACGAAGCTGTAAAGTATTCTGGGGGACAACTGGAACAGGCAAGAGTCGTTTGGCTTGGGAGCAGGGCGGGTTACAAGCTTACGCTAAGGATCCTCGGACCAAGTGGTGGGATGGATACTCTGGTGAAGAAAATTGTATCATTGATGAGTTCCGGGGAACCATCGATATTGCACACCTCTTGCGATGGTTGGACCGTTACCCAGTACGGGTGGAAGTTAAAGGTGGAGCCGTGCCATTGTGCGTTACCAAGTACTGGATCACTTCAAACGTGGACCCCCGTTTGTGGTACCCGGAGATAGATCCTGAAACTCTAGCTGCTTTATTGCGTCGCATGGAAATAACTCATTTTGCTTAATAAAAACGTTTACTTGCTAAATAATAACTACAATCAATAACAAATTTGCCCAGTGCAACGTAGGCCGGTAGGCCGTTAGCGAGCGAAGCGTCACTTTACGATTTAGCATAAATCGTGAAGTAAAAAAACTTAACTTAAAATTTCATGTCAAGAACACTTATTACTCCTCGTCGGAGTTCTCTCAGCTCTAGTCCTGGCGGTTCTGCTCGTAGCATTCTTAGTGCTATGGCTCGAAGAGGAGCCCGTTCTGCTGCTTCAGGTGTTACTTCATATGCCAAACGAAAGGCTTCGGAGTACTTCAATAAAACTTCGAATAAACGACCAAAACGAAGTGCCACTATATACAGATCTGGAGGCGACCAAGGCGGCGGCGCCGGAGCTAGCGTTCGTAAAGGTTTTAAGAAATCTGTAAATGTCCAAAAAAAAAGGCGTGTCAGCGTCAGTCCAAAATTCAGAAAAGGTGTCCAGCAGGTTATGGAAGAGAAGATGCCACGAGGCACTTATATGAAAACCGGTATGATGGGCAACATTCAAGTCCCTACAAACAACAAACAAAATATAACCGTATTTATGCCAACGTCATCTGGTGTTATCTTTTCACCCCAACAGTATTTAGATGCTGTTTCTGTCTTATGGAACGGTAAAATTGCAACTGCTAATTCTGCGTTTGGGGACGCCAACAACTTCAATCCCTATACTACTAAAATAAATGTTATCAACTCCAGTTGTACCATTCGTTTTCGAAACAATAGTCAACGTACTATGATGGTAGATTTGGTCGAAGCTCGTTCAAAAAATCAAAAGGTAGCCTACAATCCAATCGGTCAATGGTCTACATGTCTGTCAACTGATATTGGAATTGGTGCAGCTGTAGGTATGGCTGCAACAGATTACCAAATTATGTACAACAAACCGCAGTATACCTCAGATTACAACAAGTACTATACCGAAGC